TCCCATTTGTTCTTACCTGTAAAGTGAGACTCTAATCTACACCCATACGCTGCAAGCCAATTTCTTAAATCATCATCTAACGAGTAAGCCTTTTGGTGAGCGTTAATCTCAACTCGTAGTTCTTGTGGTTTGTATTTATCAACCAATTGCTCAATGGCTTCTTGAATCTTCTGTGGTGTTGGGTCTGACATATTTACACAGTCAAGAACATATATTCTACTATCGCGTCTGTTAAAGGTAGTCACCACAAACGCGGCATTCCCGCCCATTGCGGGGTCAAACCCTATTATCGTATACCCCTCAATGTGCGAGGGATGGCCTACGGCACCCGCTTTCAGCGGTCCGCGTTTGCGCTGTCCATTAATACAACCTTGGACAATCGCTGGAGGAAATATATTATCTTCAGAAACATCTTCTTGTTGGTACACCAACGCCCATGTTGAGGGTGTTACCTCACTGCGTCTTCTTGCTAATGCTTTGCCGTCCCACTTCGGGAAGAATCCTTCTTCGTCAGGAACATCAGAATCCCCATCCCAGGGAGTATCCGACTTAGGCCAGAGCGTTTGCCAGTCTTTCGTGCTTTCCGCATATTCCAATACAGCAGGCATACCCATATAAGTAAAAGGGCTTTTACCACCAGACCAGTGTTTGGCTTCACGGAGTTCTTTGTAGAAGTCTTGTGCTGCAATTCGTGTCCCTACGATTAATAATTTACCGTTCTTACCCAGACGGGTAATAACTTCTTTTTGTAACCAGTTGATTTGTTTTTCGTACTCGTGTGCGTTGGCTGTAGTTATGCAGTCATCAAGAATGATGAGGTCAGCACGGGCACCGTAAATCTGTCCACCCATACCAAGTGCTTGGATGGTTGGGTCCTTCTCAGATGAATTTCGTGCATCGCCCCCAAGGTAAACGGTATCAACTCGCCAAGTATCTGAGTCCTCTTTCCAACCCCCTTCTGGTCCAAAAGTTGTTTGCAACTTTAACCATCTTGGGTGGGAGAGTCTCTGCTTGATTGCGTACACGAACTCGCGTGCTTTGATAAGCGTTTTCGAAACCACTATGATGCGGATATTAGGATTGAGGGCGATACGATATGTGGAGTAGTTTACGGTTATGACTGTGCTCTTGGCGTGCTCAGGTGGCACGTTAATTAGCAGACGTGTTGGGTCAGCCTTTTCGTAAACCATACTAGGGTGAAGCCATGAAGGCTCCCTATCCTCTAGTAGGTCAATCCAATCCATATGGTGAGGGAATACCCTCTGGTTTAAAAATATCTCGGAGAACTTAGGGAAATCTATTTCTTCTTTTGGTATACCCAGAGAGGCAAGGGAAGCATCCTTTGCGGTCTCCTTAGCCTCGGCTAGGTCAGCGGCAAACTTCTTATCCCTCAGGCACCAGATTCGGACGGTGTCGGGTTTCTTCCCGCACATCTCCATAGCCTTATGGACAGAGTGGCCTTCGGCCACCAAGGCTAGAACTTTAGCCTTTGCTCCTGCCATAGCCACGGTTTTTGGGTTAGTAGTACCCTTGTTAAAAGTCATCAGTCCTGTCCCGTTTTCATTCTGTTACAGTCTGTTAGTAACAGGTAGTAGATACAGTCTGTAACGCAAGTTCCTAAAGAACTTGCTACTGTAAAAATAAAATAGTCTCTATATAGTATTAACCTGTCCAAATGGCCAAAACGGACGTTTTTGGCCCAACTATTTTTTAAAGCCTGCCCAAAAATAGTATAAAATAGGACATACTGGGACAGTGGTAGGGGATATACTTTGTACGGGAAAATCTTTTTGGTAGATACATATATATACTCAGCACAGTATTAATCAATCAGGGGTCAAAATAGTTGACCCAGAACCTGAAACTGCTACCTACTATACAGTACAGAGTGATGCTGAGCAGAAAGCAGTCTTCGGCGCTTGGTTCAGGTGAACTGGCGCCTCAGTTTAAACTAAGTTTCAGTATCAGCCATTCATTCCTTGTCAAGCGGAAAGACTGCTTGACAATTCCCTTCTGGCTGAGGGTCTGGTTGTGTAGTTAGGAACAATCCTGACTACAGACTTTCCCCCTGCGCGGTGCTAGGGGAAAGTCCTCGAGTAAAGGAGATAGATGAATGAGTAATTCATTCAGTTTCAATCAAGTTATCCTTAAGAAAGTCTTTGATTACGATTCAGTAATCAAGGTTAATCTTGAGGACCGTAGAGCGGTTGCTCAACCAGATGGTTCCTTCCGTTCTACTTTCGTATGTTCCCGTCAGGTTACAGTCAATGAGCCTGAACTAATAAAGTTCATTCGTGAGAATGTAACTACCAACGATGAGTTCATCGTTAATGTTAACGGCTATGCCACTACTACTTTTAGTAAGAAAACTAACAAGTGGTATGAAAACATGGTCGCCACTGAGTTAACTCTGGCCTAAGAAACCAGAGCGATGACATCCTTTGCCTTGTCATCATCTACGCAGTCCTTCTCTTGCTCCCATGATAATCCAGCCAGTAGGTTAGATTCTCATGAGGAGCACTGCGTAGAATGCTCATTACAGCAAGAAGGTTCTAGCGTAGAACACGCTATCAACCTTCAACAAATTAACAGATTCGAGCAGGAATCAGAACCTGCTCAATCTATAGATATCCCTGACGATAGGGGTTTCGGCCATCAATGGACTAACCGTGACGGTGAATTCTTAGATGGTGTATATGATATAACTAATCGCCTTCCAGGTTGGTTATATCTTGGCAAGCATATCTTCCCTATGCTTGAGCCAGATGAGTTAAGTGCTTATCTGGCTTTGCCAAAAACTGATGTAATATGCGATGGTTGTAACCTACAAATAAATAGATTTATGGGCTGCTTAACCTGCCATATTCGCTATAGAAATACAGCGTATAGGTATTCAATCGCATAGGCAATCGGCTGAGTGGGGGCTTCGGCTCTCACTCAGCCTCTTTTTTTAGTGGGGCTAAGGTAGTTGCTACAGAGCACTACGAGTCGAATAGGAGATAACGGATGTATCTAGATACAGGAACAATGATTGGTATTATGATAGCACTAGTAGGCAGCATGCTTGCTATTGCCTACTCAATCTATATAATCAGACTACAAGACCAGCATATTGAACGCTTAACTAGGAACAACTACAATAGAACTAGGAGAGAAACAAATGCGTAGCCGTGAAGAACTAATGAAAATTAAAGAAGCATTTGCTCTTGCAATGCTTGACCTACTAGATGTATATGATGAACTGCTAACCACAGACAGAGTATGGGTAGCGCCAGAGCCTACCCTCAACGACCTACTAAAAAATGAGGAGGAATCTAATGCTTAGTATGAGTGATACTCTACACATTGAGCCACCAATATGGGAACATACCGTGTGGATTATGGCCAAAGTTAGATGCCGAACCACACATGTGGATGTAGACAGAGCAGGTGATGAAGCCTTTGATGACCCCAACGAATGGTATGTGCTAGAGTTTGATAAAGGGGTTAAGCACAGTCAAGAGATTGTTAGGGTGAAATGATTGAACAGGTCATTACAAGTTCATACCTCACACCATCACAATCCTGGACATTCTTATTACTCTTTGGATATATCACATGGAGGATTATTAGATGAAGAGATTGTTAGCAGGGTATTTAAGTTGGCTACTAGCGTTTTGCTTGACGCCATTCTTACCCAGTCCAGCATACGCAGCAGCAGTAGCAACACAATTAGAAGCCAACTGCATAAACATATCTACCTGGACACCACGCATGGCAAAGGCATACGCCAGAGCCTTGATGAAGTGGGAATACCCACATTGGAACAGGTCTGAATACACAGCACTAGCAAAACTTTGGGGAAAAGAATCAGCCTGGAAACACACGGCAGATAACCCTGAGTCTACTGCTGGTGGTATCCCACAAATTTTAGGGCTTGACCCTAAGACACCAGCCCCGCTTCAGATTGAGCGGGGGCTGGCGTATATAAAGCACCGTTACGAAAAACCATCAGTTGCTTGGGCCCATTGGCGAAGCAAAGGATGGTACTAAATTTCTACGAGAGATGCAGGTCTAACCAGCGTAATCGTAGATTCGCACCATCTGGATAGATGATTATGGAAGGTGGGTTGTTCCGCTACCTGCGAACACGGAACACAGAATTCTCTAATGATAGTGGGAATTAAAAAGTTACTATCATCGACCTGAGTATGTCGCCAAACTGCTCACTAACCAGCAAACAAAGGAGATAAAATGGCAAGAGGAAATGGCAGGACAATTAATGTAAAGTTACCAACAGCAAAGGTAATCGTTGCATTACAACAAGCACTAGCCAAGTTAGAACTTGACTATACAACACAAGACCAAGCCGAAGCAAAGTATCAAAAGGCTGCAGAAAAATGGCGTAAAGAAATAATTGCTTTTGCAATTGATAACATATCAAAAGCAGAAAACATACGCACTAACTATCGTCAATGGAGTAACAATCTTAATGTTGATT